AGAAGTAGTGGGAACGTTACCCGGTTCTGCTTTTATAGACATCTTTAAATAGGTGATGCTAAATTAAAAGAAATCGGAGAAAATAATGGAAGACACTATGCACGAAAATACCACAATAGAAGGCGTAGAAGGCGAAGTTTTAGAAACAGTTGTTGAGCCTGAGCAGGTTGGTATTACTAAAGACGAACCTGTAGCGGAAGAAGTCGTAGATGACTCTAAGAAATTTCAGTCAATGTATGATAAGAAAGCCGCTGATTATGACAAGCTTAATAATGAACTCGATGAACTTCGTAAGTATGAGCAACTAGGAAGGGTCTTACAAGATAGGCCTGACGTAGTTGAAGCGATGAGAAACACTTTGAGTGGTAATACGGCTAGTAAAGAAGAAGCTCCTAAGGTTACAGAAGATTCTTTTGACCCTTGGGAAGCTTATTACAAGCCGGGTTCACCTTCATATGAGATGAGGGTAGAACAAGAAAAAGCTGTTGCCCAGCAAGCTGTTCAAGAACAGATGGCAGGGTTTCAACAGCAAATGGCGATAAGTAACTTAAGACAGGATTTATCTAGTAAGCACGGAATGACAGACCCTCAAATGGCTGATGACTTCATACAATTTGCAACTACACCTAGGGAAGACCTTCCTTTGGATATGTTAGTTGATGTATATAGAAAGTATAAAGGCGGTGAGGAAAAGGTATCTCCAAACTTAGAGGCTGTTCAGAAGACCAAAACAATTCCAACTACGGCTGGAGTAGTTCAAGGGTCTGCACCTGAGCAACCAAACGAGCTAGATGACGTATGGCAAGGAGTTATGAACTCGTCAAGAAATAGTAAAATATAAACAAGGAGTCCTAAATGGCAACTTACAATCAAGGAATTGTGAATGTTGGTGACCCGGGTTCAGCCGCTTCAGGCTATCATACTCGTAGGTTATTTAACTTCTCAGACCGTGTAGCGGACTTGGCTCCAGAAGAATCACCTTTTTTCGTGTATCTTTCAAAAGTAGCTAAAGTTCCCACAGATGACCCACAATTCAGATTTTTAGAGGATAGAACAAAAGTCTCAATGACTGACCGTTCTTTCGTAATTAAAGGGGATGTTGCAATCCCAGCAGTAGGTAGTTCGGCTACATATGTAGTTGAAACAAAAGCAATAGGAGGAGCATCCGTTGATTGGTTAATCAAAGGAATGGTTCTTTCTATTGGAGTAGAAGCCTCAAGTGTTCCAGCTCACGTTGTTGTTAGAATAGAGCAGGCACCTGTTATTAATTCCTCTGACACTACTATTGTAGCAAAGACAATTTCAGGAGTAGACGGAGCATCTATTGATGAAGCTAAGTGTACTGTTATAGGTACGTCTTTCGCAGAGGGTTCTGGAGCACCAGACGTTTTTTCAGAAGAGCTAGATAATGATTTTGGTTTTACCCAAATCTTTAAAACAGCTTGCGAAATGTCAAACACTGCAAGAGCAACTCGATATAGAGGTTACGCAGATGAGTTCCAGAGAACTTGGAATCTTAAACTTCGTGAACATAAGATTGATATTGAACGTGCTATGTTATATGGTCAACGTGCATCTACTGGAGGTATACAATATACCGAAGGTATCGCTGGTCATATAATAGCAAATGGTACCGCAGTAGGCGGAACAACTGACTTATCTTACAGTGCAGGAGCTCCTTATTTTAGGAGTGCATCTCAAAGTGAGTTAACATACGACAGGCTTCTATCTGATTTTGAAGTTGTCTATGACCCAGCTCGTGGTGGAGGAGATTCTAAATTAGCACTTGCTAGTTTACCTGTAATCTCTTTCTTTAACAAGCTTGGTAAAGATTCTTTCTTACACGGTTCATTGTCTTATAATACATCAAACCAGCCACCAGCTACAACTGCTCTAAGCAGTTCTTCTTTAAGGTATAATATGGAAGAAAAACAGGGCTCATTTGGTCACAAGGTAATGGTTCTTGAAACTATTCATGGAACTTTAAACTTGGTTAAAGAACCATTGTTTAGAGGAAATGCTTCAGGTTTCATAGCAATGGTTGACTTAGACCATGTTGCTTACCGACCATTGGTTGGTAATGGTGTTAATAGAGATACTCAAATCATGACTAACGTGCAATCAGCAGATGAAGATTTACGTAAGGATATGATTATGACAGAAGCAGGCTTAGAAGTAAGCTTGCCTGAAAGTCATTATCTCTTAAACTTAGAAGGAGTTTAATCATGCGAGGTGATATATCAAACTCAAGTAGCGGCAAGTACGGACAATCTCCAGAGATTTACCAGTACCAAGCTAAAACAGCTAACTTTACAGCTTCACCGGGAGTTTGTTACTTAGTAACAAAACTTGATGGATGTGCAATTACTCTTCCAGCTCCTAATGTTGGAGACAAGATAAAGATTGTTCTTGGTGCAGTTACAAGTAATACTCATAGTATAACTTGTGATGCAACAACAACTTTGTTTGAAGGGTATGCTTTAATGTGGGATGCCGCTGATGCTACAGCCGCACAACACGTAGTTTTTGCTCCAGATGGAAGTGATGACGATGCTTTTTCAATGAATGGAACTACAACTGGTATTTCTGCAGTTGTTGAATTAGTAGGAGTTCAGAACAATACAGCCGGTACTGGAACTGCCGCAGGTAGATGGCATATGGCCGCTCAAGTCGCCTGTTCTGGTGCTGTAGCAACTCCATTTGCTTAAACTGAATAAATAAAGTTAACAGTAATTAGAACTGTGGGGGTTATCGAATAAAGGGTAACCCCCAAATCTAAGGAAAAAATATGAATTGCATACATTGTAAAACACCAAACCCAGAACAATGGTTCTACTGCAGAAGCTGTGGCAATAAGGCTTCTGAGTCTGTTTATACTACTAATTTATTTATGCAAAGTGAGATAGGTAAGAGAAGTGATATAGAATTTTCAACAATGAGTATGGATGACCATATAGGAAAAATATCAAAGGATAGAAGTGAGAAGGAATCTAAGATTTGGGCAGATAGAGTTAAGCAGGCAGGTGTTAATTAATGGCTAATTTTGACGTACAGATACAAGATTTAATTGGTACATTTTCAGACCAAGTTGCTATGGATGATTCTATGACAGCCGGTGCTAAAGAAATTATAAATGCCTTACCGACATCTATGCTTTATAAATGTGCTGACAAAGCAACTCTTAACAATTCTACACCAACTTTGGTAAGTATTGATACTAAGGGTAGAATAATAAACGTACTTAGAGTTGATGCAGATAGTAGCGGAGTTCAAAGGCCTTGTAGATATGTAGATAGTTTTAAAAGAGGCAGGATACAAGACACTACAGATATGGAATATGCTACGGCTACAGACCCGGCTTATCTCCTATATGATAATGTATTAGAAGTATACCCTACACCTACAGCTAGTCAAACAGCGGATGTGCAGTTTGTTGCATTCCCAACTGTTGATGCTAGTGCTGTAAGTACTATAGCAAACTTTCCAGATGAAGCAGAGCATTTGGTTGTATTGTATGCCGCAATAAGAGCTTTGGATAATTTAATGGGAGATGTGTCTCCTATGACAAATGCATCAGCCGCATTAACTAATTTAAAAACAAATGCAGATAGAGAAGACTTTGAAATGGTTAATAATTACGCTACAGAGTCTAGTCAGAGAGTTGCTTACAATAATGCAAAGTACTCATTTTATGAAAAGAAACAAATTAAATTACAACAAGATTATGACAAGGGGCTAGCTAAGCTAGTAGACTAATATGGCAGTTCATTCCATAAGCGTAAAAGAATTAATAAGTAGAGTTAGGCAAGTATTTCCTAGTGCTCCAGAAACATATATAATGAATTTAATAAATGATGCACTAGTGGAAATAGGAACTTATAAAGTAAAAGTTTCTCATGCAAAGATTAGTACAACTGCTGATAAAATGTATTACAACTTAGCAGATGGGGCTCAAGACTCTAGTAATAATAAGCTAGAAGTAAATCAAGTATTAAGAGTTTACTTAATGGATAGTGATGGTGACTATATAAAAATACCAAGATTAATTGATAAAGATTTACTATTAGCAGATATAGCAAGTGAAGATAACTTAAACGTACCGGATTAATTATGGCAAGTAGTATTAAATACCCAGACAGTCAAGCTATGTACTTTATAGAAGGTGATAAGCTTGCATTAATTACTAGTGTTGATTCTAATGGAACAACGAGAACTAGTTCTAGAAAAAAATTCAAAGCAATATCTGAAACTGTAACAAATGGAATACTTATCCAATATTACTCAGAGCCAAACTCAGTTACAGCAATTACGGATAATTTAGATATAGATAATACCTTGGAGTTAGCAGTAGTTGACTATGTTAAAAAGTGTTTATATATGGATAAAGCAGGAACTGCTACAGATGCAGGTGCAATGCAAGCATCTATGGCTTTATCAAATAAACACGAAAGAAGTTTTAAACAATGCGTACAAAGGTACGGAGTAAGGAAAAAAGATAAAACAGGTGGAAGTAGAGTAGTAAAGGTTCCAACCTTAGTTTAACCAATATAGATGCTTTTAAGCGGTGGTGGAGGAATATAGGATAGACAATGTCAGACATAAATAAATTTACAAGTAAAGAGGTACTAAATAAAGTACTTCTTGATTCTTCAGGTGATGCAGTAAATGCATTTTCTCACACAACACAAGAAGCCTTAAATGCGGCTTTAGATGCTACAAACAATAGACTAAACGTATCTCTCGCAGGCGGTACAATATCTGGGGATGTAACTATATCAGGTGATTTAACTGTAACTGGTAATGGTGGGGGTACTTATGATGAAATAATAAGTGGCAATGTTAGAATCGGAACAAATGTTGAAACTGCAAATACAAACTTTGATAATTTAGTTATTGAAGGTTCGTCTCATACTGGTATATCCATATTTTCTGGAGTAGATAGTAGTGGTTCAGGTGGAACCGACTCAGATGGTGGCATTTACTTTGGAGACAATGCAAGTAATAATCGTGGTCAAATAAAATATTCCCACAGCAGTAATTCAATGTCTTTTACAACAGATGACACTACTGCACTCACATTAGGCTCTGACCAATCGGCTACTTTTTCGCAAACTGTAGATGGTGATGCTTATATAGCACTTGACAATGTTGCTGGTGCTGGTTCATCGGTAAACGAGACAGCGGCTTTACGTCTTAATTTAGGAGATGGTTCAACTGTTAGAGGTGGTGCAAAGATAACTGCTAAAAAAGAATTAGATTATTCTACTGGTGCAAATATGGATGCCTCTTTGATGTTTTCTGTTTTGCAAAATAACGCATTTAATGATGCACTTTTTCTTACATCTGCTGGTCGGGTTGGTATAGGAGATTCTGTTCCATTATCAGCTCTTCATGTACAAGGTGATACAAGTGGAGCTGTTCAAGTATTTATCAACAACATTGATGGTTCAACAGATTCATCTTCTGATTTGGTATTTGGTAATTGGAGTGGGTCAATCCCAACTGGTGCAGGAAATCCGGGGCCGCAAGCAAAAATTTCTGCTATAAATACAAACTCAGGAACTGCGGCTACAGATTTGGTGTTTTCAACTTATGGTTCTGCTACGAATACAGAAGCTATGAGGATTAAAAGCGATTCACACGTTGAAGTAACTACTGGTGCTTTAAAAATAAAGACTGCTGGTCAGGAACTTCAATGGGTAAATGGAGCAACTAAACTTACTGGTGCAGATTCGTATTTAGAATTTAATGTTAACTCTGCAAGAAGATTTAAACTCGATGCCAACTCCCGAATCTCACTATCTAATAATGATAGTGGTGGTACAGGTGGTGCAGATAGTACAAGTGCAAATACAGTGCTTGGTTATTTAGCTGGAACT